CCATATCTGCGCACCCGGTTACTACGGCTCTACCATAGTCTTTATACTTACGTATCTCATGGAATGCCTCGATGTTTTGGTATCTGTAATCCAGAGCAACCTTAATCTGTGACATATCAAGCGTCACCTGGTATCCTTCTATATCAAAAGCTCTACCCTCCGGCACAGGTTCCTGCTTTTCCTTACCATAGTAAGTAAACGTTCGGTAACCGGCAGGTGCGACAATACAAGGTTGGCAACCAGTCTCGACGATGGCGTGAAACGCAGTTCCTACCCTAGTATACTCATTGCCTTGAAACTCGCCAACTATATTATCAATAACACTCTGTTCGGTTATTTCATAATTATCGTGTTCACTCTGGTCGATGTATCTTCTAAAAGACTCTATAGTTGTCACTCTGACGAGTGGCTTGCTACTTTTTCCCATCATTATCAGGTTTAGTCTCTTCCTTCTTCTCTGTCTTCTTGGCGGCAGACTTTTTGTCATCGGAAGGCTTAGTGAACTTGTTGTCAGCAAAGACGAATCCCTTTGCAGTGAGAGCGGTGTTAATCTCGTTGAAGAACGGCTGCTTCATAATCTGTGGGAGTTCCTTGCAATCAGCCAGGAGTTTTGCAGCAGACTCATCATCCTCGACCTTTGCAAGCTCTCCACGCAACTTAGTGATAAGCTCGTTTGCCTTACGCTGTGCCTCAGACTTAGACTGAATAGACTGCTTCACCTTCTTGATAATGTCTGCCATGAATGTTGCAAACTCAGGAGAAGTAGCATCAGGAATCTCCGTCATAGGAATCTGAGCAACATTCTTACCGACGTAGTTGTCATTCGGCTCGAAAGAAACTGTGCGCTTTGCATTAATGAGAGAGATGAAACCTACCTGATCAGCAATACGGAGAAGCAAATCCTTGGACTGACCGGTACAATCTGGAGAGTGCTTGATAACATCACCCTCTGACTGCTCCTTATCGTGGCAGATAAAGATTATATCAGAACCATTCTGACGAAGTACGTTGACGAATGCCTTGAAGTCATCAGCCATACGACCAAACTTCTTCAATGTATTCTTCGCAAGCTTATAGTCGGTCTGAACTGCATAAGTTGAAAGATAGTCATCAAGCGTTGCCTTTGCGGTATCAACGATGATTGTCTTGTAGGAGCTCATATCATTCTGAGCACCCAAGATATCTTCCCATCGGTTGGCTACGAGGGTGTCTACTCGCTGAACACTGCGGTCATAACCTCTGTCTGTATCTACGAGCAAAGGAACCTCTGCTGTAGTTGCAACTGATGTTTTGCCTGAACCAGGCTGACCATAAAGAACAATAATAACCGGACGTTCTGGAGTAACGTCATCTTTTTTAATAATTGGCATTTTATTTTTTTTCGTTTAAAAATTAATCACTGATACTTCCATTCCCAGTATTTGCAAACGTAATCACCATTGTAGCTTGCGTTATGGTCTTTGCAGACTTGGAGAAATATACAATCGTGACAACTCCTCTTATAGTGGAGAGCGAATCTACTGTTTGCCATACAGGGAATGATTAATGTATTCTATTTAAATACCTGAAGTAAGTTTCCACGGTCGCCACATTACCTTTTTCGTTGACGTAATCGTAGTGAAGTGGAATCTTACCTAGTTTTCTGCCCTCACCTTCGATATAGTTGAGGTATACCGCCTTTTTGGCCAGCTGTACCGACTTGCTTCGTGGAAGTTCCATTATGCACGCATGTACCTTACGCAAGTCAAGTACAGCAAAGGCCATCTTGGCGGGCATTCTTGCTATTCTGTTATCTATTTCTGTCATTACACTTCCATAATAGGAATCTCAGGACAGAGCTTACGAATCTTGTCAAGCTCCGTATTGATGATCTTGTCTCGGGATTCTTCGATGATACATTCTGCATCAGCAGAGATAAGAGTCAGCAATGCCGTATTGCCTTCTACGTGAGCGATAGTCTCTATTGAAAGCTTCTCAGTCTCTGCGCCCTTGAAAATAGGAATATTGATAGTGAACGATGGAGGAAGATTAGAGTCTACAGCCTTCTCATAGTTGTCAGTCACGGAACCATTGTCGCTGTATTCCTTCTTGATTGTTGTCTGAACCTTCGCCGAGAAGCTCTTGAGGAGATTGACGAGTTCCATGTTCTTCTCCTTCGTCTCGAAGAAAGAACGGTTGAGTCGGAAGAAGTCACCAAGCTGTACCGGTTTCCACAACTTACCGTCATTGATATGGAATCCCGCAAACTGACGAGACAGCTGAATGGAGCCTACGATAGTCTGTGTAGTGCGCTCATCATTCTCGTTTGTAACAAGAGTAACAACGAGCTTCTCTCGATTAACCAGGATATGCGTATGCTCTTTGTCAATCTGCTCTGTGCCCCAACGCTTTTCAAGGAAGGCATAGATACAGGTAATAACACCGTCTACCTGAAGATTAAGAGGCTCCTTTGCAATAAGCTTATAAGGGTTCTCATTACCAACCTCACGGATAACAAGCTCCGCATGCTCCTGTCCAGGAGCGAGGTTTATCTGCAATTTTTCATTGTCCATTTTACAAAATATTTTAGAATTTAGAAACTATGTGAAAGCAGACTACATAGCCTGCTTGTCACGATTAAGTGAGTATACATTGCTAGGTAGTTCGTCACGTGTTGCCGGACGGGAAGAAACAAGATTACCCTCCTTATCATAGAAGGCAGTCATCTTTGCTTCACGGTCAACGAACTTGTAAACCTTCTCGTTAACCATGCTACCCTTCTGCTTGATTTCCTTAAGGAGAGAAGAGATCTCTTCCTTGATAGGCTTCAGCTCTGCCTTTTTCTGCTCACGGAAATCCTTGATTTCCTCTTCGATGTCAGATGCACGTGCGGACTGAAGAGCGAACAGGTCCTTCTTCTTCATAAGCTCATCAGAGTTGAATCGCTTGATGAATTCCATTTTCTCAACAGAGTCCGCGTTGTTGGCGAGGAAATCCTCACGCTCCTCCAGGTCCTCATACTCGTGACCGAGGGTTGCCGAAATAGTTGCTTTTTCTTTTGCCATTGTGTTATATTAGTTAATGTGTTAATACTCGGCGCCATCGTCCACGCTTGAATTTCTTGTCCGCGTGAATTCCGAACAATGTTGGTGTTGTTACGCCATTCATCATAGGAAGTACATTTCCCTTCTTCAAAATACTTTCGAAATGTGAAGAAGTTACAGGATCGTGGCAGATGATGTTCTTATTGACATCATACAGGTTGCCGTACTTTGATACTACGCCCATTACTCGCCCTCCTCCATTATTTTCAACAAATCACGTAAACCTTCAACGCCATGCACCTCTCCGTTTTTCACTTTTTCCTTGAGTTCGTCGAGCTTCTTCATCTTAGCGAGGAAAGAGTTCTTCTTGTCATCAAGCGAATTGAGGCGCTTTGTGATTGCCAGTTCCTTGTTATCACTGAGAATGATGTCCAATGCGATTCCGGCGAAAAGGTTCGTATTATTCTCCTTCTTACCTTCATCATCAAACTCGTCGATATCACGAGTAAACTGGTTTTTGTCCTCGATAACCTTCTTAAGCTCATTGAACTCAGAAGGATTCTTCGAGATGTCGAATGCTCTGTCAACAAGAGCATTCCTGTCAATTACTACACTGACGATAATTTTATCTTTGTCCATAATTAAAAATATTTAGAATTTAAATACTAGTCTTCATGGTCCCAACCAAAAAGATGTGCTACGAATGATACAGCAGCAAACATAACTACTGTTGTTAGCAAACTAATGAAAATTATACACATATCTTCTTGTTTTACACATTATTATATTATATAGCAATCGGACGGTGGATAATCAACGATTTTCCACTCGTTCTTATTTACCTTGATAGCCTTGCGGAATATAACTACAGACTCGCCGTTGTGACGCTTTCTGTTGTGAGCGATAATCCTTGCTACAACAGCCTTTGTAGTTATCGAGAACTCTCTGAGCTTTGATGTGTATAGGCTCTTGACATCACATATCACAATCTTATCGCCTTCACGGTAAACGAAGTCGGCAGTATAGTTGTGTCCGTAAAGCAATGACCTTCTCTCATACTTGACCTTAGTCTTAAGCTGCTTTGGTTTCAGCATCCATACCGGGTTGATGGCCGTGATGGTTACCTGTCTGTGTATGCAGCTTATGCTAGGATCATCTAGGATGGTCTGAAAGTACAGATACTCCTCTCTTGAATCGTATTCGTTCCCGTCAGGATCGTAATACTTCTTTGAACCTACGCGTCCCATGTCTTGCCGGCCTCCGCTCCGGGATTTTTGAAAAGCATATTGATAGCCTCAGAACCATACCTCTGCCACATTTTGTTACCCCACTGAATAAGATATTCACCCTTTCTGGCTTCAAGCTTACCATCCGTATATTCCGGTTTAAGTCGA